AGGATCCTCCATATCGGCCACAAGATCGCCGAATGGCTGAAGGTTCCACCGGTCAACGACGATCAAACCCTTGAAGTCTCCCGGCATGATCAGGCTCATGTCCAGGGGCTGGTCAAGGATATCCTCCTGGCCTTTGAGAACCATCAGAGCCCCGCCGCCACCAAACAAGCGTGCCCACTTCAGGCCCGTTGTCATCTCATCTTTGATACCGTGCCGCATCTCCAGGGCTTTCAGCTGATCCACACACGCCGGATCGATTTGAGATTTGAGCTTATACCAGTTTTTCGTCATGTCCTCAGCCGGGATATCTACGATTTTCTTGGCAAGCCAGCTGCCCCGGTACAACGCTTTGAGCAGTTCACGGTCCTGGGTGATATTTTCCGTGGTATACCTGGAAGCGGCTAATACATTTGGCTGGTCCATGCCCAGTCTGGCCAGCGGGTTTGAATACCCATCCGACATCCTGATAGCGGCATCTTCGGCAGATTGGGCTTTAGCCTTCCCGGAAGGCGGTACCGCTGCTTTGCGCGGCTGTTTTGTTTGAGTAGCCATTCCAGTTCACCCCTTCTATCAGGCAGCCAAGCGCCAGTTTTTAACGATGGTCTTGACCAGGTACCGGGCGGCATCCATAGCATGGTCACGTTGCTTGACTGGCGCTTCCTTACCAATCTTGACGGCCTTTTCGTCCCAAATGTAGGTGTCCCGCTCACGAAGGAAGTACTTGCAATTCTTCTCCACCTTCAAGCGCCTCTTATTAATCATGGTGGCTGTACGCCGTATCCCATCTGAGACATCGTTGTCTGCATCTTTGACGATATATCCGCGCTTCTTCATTTCCACCTGGAAAGACGCGGCAGAAGGGTCGACAATGAGAACCACTCCTTTGTCATATTCGATAAAGGCCTCCAGATCATCGGCATATTCAGCATCTGTCTTTTGGCGTTGCTTCTCTTTGCTGTCCCAATAGAGCTCCTTGGTGATCCACATGGTGGTATCATCATCCCAGACGTCCAGGGCAGCAAAGGGATTTGTTGTACCATAGTCGATAGCCACATAGTGCTTCCAATCATCCTTGTAGCCTGGGTGGATATTCTTCAGGTCGAAAGTGTTCTCTTTGTCATCCCACATATCATAGATCAGGCCGTCCGCGGATACCCAAAGACCAAGAATATAGCGCTTGTAGAACATGCCGATGTACATGGACCGGTACCGCTCCTTGGTTTCTTCTGACAGGGAGAGGTTATCATCCATGGTGAAGTGCAGATAAACAAGCTTCTTTTCCTTGAACTTGTTGATCCAATTGACCTTGAACCAGTGAAGCTTGCTATCCGGGTTACAGTTGAACCATAGCTTAGCACCTTCCACAGAACAACGGGCAGTGGCCTGATTGACAAAGCTCTCGGGCATCAGCGCCACTTCATCAAAAAAGGCGCCAGCCAAGGTGATACCTTGGATATAATCCTGGCTTCGTTCATCCCTACCGCCGAACATGTAGAAATAGTTAAGGTGGCTCCCCTTGGCAACCACCATCATGTTCAGCCCGCGCTTATAGTCCACCAGATACCCGCGGCTTTTAAGAATGCGCTGAAGGTCATGGATAACATTGCGGCGGAGTGCTCCAATGGACTTACCGCACAGGGCGAAATTGCATTCATCAAAAGTCTCCATGGCCCACATCGTAAAGGACATTGACATTGAGAGCGTTTTCCCCGACCTGATGGAACCATCAGCTATGATCCCATTCATATCCTTATAGGGGCTTCCCTCTGTCCACCAAGACAGCACCATCTTTTGCCGCGGTGAGAAAGTCTGGAATTTGAAAAGGGCCGCATTACGGATCCGTATCTTGCGGTTCATCGATCCCATTTTCAAACACCTTCCCGCCTTCAGCCTGCAACGCGGCTATGAAACCATCATCCTCGTTGTCCTCATCCCCATCCCCAAAGCCTTCCTTACGCTTTAGAAGCTCCAGTTTCTTGACATCGATACCCATGCGGTGAAACGCTACAATGGCATTCTGCCGGCCGATCTGGACGCGGGTTAGCGCATCCTCCACTCCGATAATGCTTTCCAAGGCGTCCCGAGTCTCATTGGTTACCTGCTTTGGATTTATTGTCGGCTGGCCGCCAAGGGGTGAAGCTCCCATACTACCGGTTACCCTGGTACTCACTGCGATCATGCCATTTCGGTTTGTGCGCTCCAGATCTGAGAGGATACCAATACGCCCAAGCATACGTTTCTCACGGACAGCTCCCAAAAGGATTTCCTGTTGTATGAGTATCATTGGATCATCGTCGGCCTGCTGGATCATCTCCTGCTCTTCAAGAGTCAAGCTGGAAAAAAGAATGCGCTCAAACTCTCCAGTTTTGAGCGCACGCTTGTTATCAAGTGGGGCAGGGGGAACATTGCCCTTGTCTTTCGAGTTGGTATTCCCCGGCTGCCCGCCTCTTTTTCTTTTCGGAGTACTCCGTTCCTCTTTCGGAGTACTCCGTTCCTCCCATTTATCTTTTACTTTCCACCCGGACACTGATTTTTCAGGTATGCCCAATTCTTCGGCGATCTGTCGAAGAGATTTTTTTCCCTTCGCCTCTTGCCATAATTGAAAAGCCTTGTCACGCTCCGGGCTTCTCTGCCGCGGCATACCTCCTCACCTCAGCAATCGATGTGTATTTGATGGCGACTATTCTTTGTCGTGTGTACACTTTGAGTCATGTCATTATTTTACATCACCTCAGGTACGAAGCGAGTGAGAATGCCTTTGCGCGGCAATCGTACTTTGCAGCCAGTTCCTTTGACTTCAAGTTGAATGCTTCCGCATAAGGGGCAATTCTCTCAGCAGCTTGATCCCGGGTGATAATCCCAAGCCTGTATTGGCGCCTCGCATCTTCAGCTTGCCGCTTTACTTCCTCAATGCTCATTATGGCCATCTCCTTTGCTGCTTGATATTAAGGGAGATGCCCATCAATGTCCAGCTTCATCTTCCATCCCAGGAAGCTTATCCAATTCTTTGAGTTCGGGGAAAAAGGATTGAATCTTTGCTGGATCTCCTTTGAAGAAAACCAGCACATTTTGATGCACCCGGGTTACTTTGCGGTTGTTCATATTTCTGCGTGCTCTAACGGCAGCCGTGCCAATGGCATTGAGCAAGATTATATCGTTATAGAAAAGAAAGCCGCATGATTGAAATGCAGCTTTCGTGAGGCCGGTGAGGTCTCGGTAAAAACCTTTCGGGTCTCTGATATCAGATATAACGACCACGGCAAAGCGGTTATCTCTCAGTTTTGAGGCGCTCCGTTTAAGGATTTCAGTATATGTAGTCGAAAAGCCCTCAAAGGACATATTGCTAATATCTTCTTCGTTCTCAGAGTACACCTCAAGGTCGAAGTAAGGCGGACAAGTGAAAAGAAGGTCACAGGAGCCATTGTCAACATGCTCGTCAATATTTAGGCTACTATCTGAGACCCAAACAAGGGAATCATCATCCGGAATGCCCATATTACCCGCATTTTCACGGTTTGCTTTTACTTGTTCATCCCTGAGATCAATCCCAATATAGTGATAATCGAGCAACCGGGCCACGATGCCCCGCACACTCCCCCCCGCGAACGGGTCCACCACCAGCCCGCCGGGGGCGTTGAACCATCGATATATGACCTCACATAGGACCGGATCAAATATACTGACGCCCTTATCCAACGACCCCATGTTCATGCTCTCGGGAAATAGGATGTGCTCACCCCGGCCGAATTCACTCTTAAGCCCAAGTTCGATCCACTTTTGCTTTCGATCCTGCCAGTATCCTTGCTTTGAATCAAGCACAGAGAAGGGCGGAATGATGAAATCCCCGAAAATACTATCATGCACACCCTCGGTAAGCTTCTCCATGACGCTCAACTTTTTATCCTCTGGGACAATGGCATCAAGATCAAAGCCAAAACCACTCATATCAAAATCGAATTCCGCCAGCTGCTGAAGTTCTGCTTGCAAGGCTTCCATGTCCCATGTGGCAATTTCGCCCACCTTGTTATCAGCCAGCCGAAAGGCTTTGATTTGTGCCTCAGTCAAATGATCAGCAGGGATACAAGGTACTTCTGGCATTTGGAGCTTCTTTGCTGCCCGATACCTGGTATCACCGGCTGCAATCCCCCTGTCTTTATCAATGACAATGGGGACCAGGAATCCGAATTCCTTGATACTTGCCGCTACTGCATCCACAGCAGCCTCATTGTGTCTCGGGTTATTGGCATAAGGGATAAGGCTATCAGTCGGAATCATGACTATCTGGGGTGCGTTCATGCGATATTAACCTCCATCTGCGTATACGAAAGGACCGCCCCCTGCCGGGAGCGGCCCCTCACACTTTTTCCATCGTAAATAGGATATCATACCTCTTGTGCACGTGTAAAGTGCATGTTTTGTGCACGTGATTTGTGCATCAAGAGTCACATCCTTTACTCATTTATATAGACCGTAATTTGCGTCACAATCGAGTTCTTTATCGTAATATCCATGCAAGCATACCTTGCGCTATCTCTGAACTCAATACTACCATTTCCAGCCATCCCTTTATTGTTGATAACTGCATAAGCCCCAACAGTATAGTATTGTTCACTTGAGTATAAGATTAAGTCATGAGTATCAGTTTCGTTAGAAATACTTGGACTGGTAAATTCAAACGGGCTTATTACTTCTGCCATATACATACCAACCGAAATCTGTCTTGGACCAATGGCGTTTTCTCCAAAGATAATAACTTTGATGAGGTGATCATCCAAATCAAAAACAAAGCTCTGATCACTATACTCCCAGATGTACCCATCGTATGCAGGAATATATTTCCTTCGGTCTCCATATTGCTCACTTACATCACTGCTTACTGATTCACCAACAGTAAGTCCATTGAATGAAAGGTCATTCTCATCAAACTTTGAATCATATTTATTCGACAATCTACCACTAAATACGGTGGAATCCTTAGGCACAAGATAAGCAGCAAGAGCATATCCCTCATGCTTTCTCGATGAAACTTTATAAAACCCGTTTTCAGCAGCATGCAAAAATTCTACTGTATCGTTTGGTTCGAACGTGGTTGCTTTTGGACCATTATTACCATCCGGGACTCTTCGAAGTGTTATATATACATTACAATTTACAACTTTCAATGTTGTCCCTTGCGCTATCTGAACAGTCGGTATTTTTTTTGAGGGTACATAGTCGTTAGTTGACTTTAAAGGGGTCGGTGTTGGCTCGGATGTAATCTCAGGCGTAGGTTCAATCGTGGGTTTTAGCGTGGGCTTTAGCGTAGGTTCAATCGTAGGCTCAATCGTAGGCTCAATCGTAGGCTTTAGCGTAGGCTTTAGCGTAGGCTTTAGCGTAGGCTTTAGCGTAGGCGTTTGCGTATCCGTAGGTATTGCCGGTGTATCCGTTACTGAATTTGATGGTGTGGGGGATACAGGTCCAGGACCTGGACCATCTGGTAATGGAATTAACATTAGCACAAGTAGTAATACTATAATCGCGATACCGGAAATTGTTATTATGTTTCTATCTTTATTTTCAATATCTAAGTTCTTCAAATTAATGATACTTACAAATGTAACTAGAATTGCAGCTGAAAAAATAATGATTTTCGCTGAAACATTTCTGGTAAAAAAAGCAATAATGTCAGATATTTTTACAATAGCTAATACTAGGCCAAATATAACTACAAGCACAAACAAAAAAATAATAAAGCTTGCTAATACTGACTTGAATTTCTTCTTTTGATAGCCATATACAAGTATATAAATCAATACAGAAGCAATTAGAGTTATTGGTATTGAGATATTGAAAGGTATCTTTGGCCTATCAGTGATTTCAATAAACAACTGAAGAAAACCAAAAACTCCAAAAATTGCAGCACAAGCTTTAATGAAAATGCTGGTATTCGATTCATTATTACTACTCACACTATTAGTCCTACCGTTTTTAACCAAAATACCACAAAATGTAATTCAAGTCAATATAATGGCGCAATGTAATCCATTGCGCCACAAGTCCTTATATTGCAATAATCCCATAAAGCCTAATAGCGACAATACGAACCAACCGCCCCCTGTTTCTTCTCACAGTAGATGCATCACAGGCCAAATCCTCGCCAATGTTATCGTCATCTTTACCCAGCAGATATTTGCCCTCGACCGCAGGAAAATAATAGTCCGCTTCGATTGCTCTTAGGGCTGCTCTTACCACCTGCACCTCCTCCTCGTCCGCCGCGATTCTGGATTCCAGGTCCTTTATCATAGCTTCCCGGATGTCCTCTTGCGACACCCTGTAACCGGTACGCTCAAATCGAACAATACTTTTGCTGGTACCCTGATGGAAAGTAAAGCCTTCACCGCTCTGGGTATAAAACTCCAGATTTTCTTTATCTGCCGCTATCTTCTCCTCTAGATGAGGAAGGGCATAAAGCCTACGTTCAGTCTGCTTGTATGGTTCCAAGGACTCTGCTCTCTGGGCAGCCCTTCCCGCCTGCAGCGCAGCTTCTACCGCTTTTTTGATAATAGCATCTAGTCCTGCCGGGAGCGCTCCGGCGGCTTTTTTCTTGGTTGACATTGCCTCCCCGCCCCTTTCCATGATATAATATCACGAACGTGTGTTCCCGAAAAGGGGCAATCCGGGTGCGGTGTGGGGACATCGCCCCCGGATTTTCTATTTTTCTCCTTCCATTATGCAGCAACTATATCTTTCAATATAAGATTCCTATTTGTATTCTCGAGGCAACTATTGACAATACATACCTCATCAGCGACACTGCATACAACAAACCGTGGTGGTTATGCATGGATGCATTTACAATTTTAACCTTATGGATTATAATTCGATTAATTATAAGGGATGTGAGGTGGTGCCAATGCATTACTTGGGATTCCTAACAAAAGTAACATATCCTATACTCACCTTATGATTGTACGGAATGGAGGATTGCTATGTCAGTCGTGGATGGCTTATCAGATGTAGCAGTTGAATTTGGCAAACAAGTAATCCAATCCAAGGAAGTCCAGTCTGCTGCTATTAATGTTGTAAAAAGCGTAGGAAGTGTAGCGGCTGTCACTGCTGGCGGTGCACTACATATTGCTGGTGCTGCGCTTCTCCCGTCTATTACAGTTGCGGAAGCAGCAGCTACAGCTTCTTCAGCAGTAGTGGGTGCTGCGACCGCAGTCGGCAGCGCAGTGGGAGGTGCTGCTACCGCAGTAGGTGGTGCAGTAATTGCAACCGCTTCAGCGCTGTTACCTGGAGCCATTATTTTGGGTGGTGGCTATTTGGTATATAGGTTTGGAAAGTGGCTTTTCTCATAACATCTAGTACAACAGCATATTCCCGCCAGGTTCTCTGGCGGGCTTTTTTTAACCATCAGAAATAAACTCGGCAGCCAAGAAGCAGCTCCAATTGTCATCATCGTGGTCCATGTCGATTTCTACAGGCCCATAGTTATTCGGATCAGCATTCCAAACATTGAATGAACGATGGATAAAGCTCCACCCTGGACGATCCAAGATATCGATAAGCCCAATGGGCGCTATAAGGATCATTTTACGTAACTCATCCACAGTTAGACTCGTCCCAAAATGTTGATTGATCGCCTCAAGGTTTGTCATGCCATCTCACGCTCCCAGTTCCACAACCCCTGTTTGCCCTTTGCAGGTACCGGATTTGCATACCTTGCATTGCGGTCTGTGATCCACCCGAAGCAGCCTGGCGTCCAATCTCCCATTGCCCGCTCCATCGTTGTATCCCATTTGGAGCCATACAGATTTTCAATGGGCACACAGTCAACAATATTGACTTCACCAAGGATATGTCCAAAGCTTAATGTACCGCATGCTCGCTCCTGATAGTAAAGAAATGATCCCGGATAATCCTTCTCTTCGCGCCCCATCGCTAACCAGATATTCATGTAGACTTCATGGGGCAACTTGTGAAACAAAGTGGCATGCACGGCAATTACACCTCTGAAGGTGGTATTCCAACCACGAGTTTCAATCATCTTATCTCCATTTACCCATAGGCCGGCATACGGTTGCCATAGAGATATGGCTTTCATGATCTGTACATCAGGCATTTGTATTACCCCCAGACATCAAGCGCATTTGCTTCTCCCGGTAAGCCTCAAAAAGCGTCATCTTGCCGTTGTTATCCAGGAGATACGGGAAAAACACTTCTTCCATGGAGACCATATCGGCTTCGATCATCGCCATCTGGGCATCGATCCAGTCCTTCACATTCCTCCATGCAACTCGTGTGGCATGTTCCTTATCGCACTTGATAGCCTGCCGGGATGTTTCCCTTTGTTGTTCAAGCACCTTCTGAACACCACTCACTTTTGCCGGAAGGCGAATATTGTTAATTCCAAACGGAGTATTGATAGAGAAACATACGGCTGCAACTTGCTTTTGACTATCATACTCCTTCATAATCTGCCAAGCACCATGTTCGACAAGTATCTCCTCGATTTCCCCGATAGTCTTGAAAACGCCTATGCTTGTTGTGTAGTTCTTAAGCGGCATTGCTTACATCTCCTTCACGTACAGAAATTTGTTATTCCAAATTATTCAGCAATTTGCTATAATTCCCCATAAGGAGTTGATCACATGAACTGGTTAAAATCCCATGTACGCACAGTTGGTATTGGAATCATTGCCATTGTGATTAATATTTCAATATGGATATTAAAGCCTGAGGTAAACATACCGAGCTGGACTTTAGTAGTTGCTATAGGCATAATTGCACTCCTTTCTGAACTACTTTTCAACGAGATTCAGGAAAAACGTGAGTCTAGTACTGTTCCCAACAGAATACTTGCAATCAGAAAAGATGGTTCTGATCGACCAGTGATAATAATTAGGCCAACCGGTAATATACAAAAGGGTGATGTGATGTCCTTGTTCCGAAGGTCAAGTGATTTTGAAGAATTTACTGCACTATGCATTGTTTACAATGTGCAGGCAAATGGACTTGTTGCATTATCTTTTCTTAGAAGCACATTTACCCCTTCAGAACAACAAAAAATAGATGTACTTGATAATACTGTCATATCATCATGGGTAGTTTATACGCGTGTGCCATATGACTCAATAACTTTCAATTGATGGAGGGAAAAAAATGGCTACTGAATATCGTGTTGTTAAGGTTCTTGATGTCAAGCGGATTGTTATTAATGCCGGGTCAAATCAAGGAATAAGTAAAAATGATGGATTCTTTGTATACGGTCAAGATCCTAATGATATAATTGATCCTATAACAGGTGAAAACTTGGGTAAGCTTGAATTTCCAAGAGGATATGGTCGTCCGCTCCATATTCAAGACAATTTGACAACATTAATTGCTTGCTCATCAACAACAGCTAAGAATAGGATGAAGGTTACTATTTCTATTGATGTTGCAGAAGAGTTTAGGAAAGCCGCTGAGAAAGATTATGTTCGAATTCTATGACATACGCTTAATGATGCCTTTTTCAAACAGCGGTAATTGCTGTTTTTGAATGCCTGCTCAAATACAACAATCCATGTGAATAATCAAAATCCATATTTATGAGCACTTGTCCTCCTTATCGGGAATTAAGATATCGAACATCAGCTGTCCGGCACTCTGCCGGTGACTGCTCTTTTTGCCTATTTCGATGATCAAAGGCGAAATAATTGGGGTGGGCTCAAGAGGTGCCTCTATGATAGGAGAGGTCATTGGCACAATTGGTGCCTTAGTAGGTATGTCTTCATCTGGCTCCTCATGTGTTGGCAATTTAGTTCCTCGAATTAAAGAATCAATCGTCCTAAACTGTCGCCGGTAATGCCACACCTCCCTAAAAAAGAAGGGAGTAATCCAGATATCCTCACCATCGCCGGGGAACAACACATCTCCCACCATGGGATCTGTCAATGAATTTCCTACCTTCACATAACCGGGGCAACCTAAAAGGGATAATTGGATGTAACACATCAGCGCTGCTGTCTGGTCAATATCCTGGCATGCAAATAGCATTTGGTTGTGGAAGTTTATACCTTGTACTTTTGCCTCCTCAGCAACGGCCAACAGCATTGCCCCAGCCCCGCATGCCGGATCACATACACTTACCCAGCCTTGCTTATCAATACGTTCCTGAAGCCCTTGCAGGTTCATCTTGGCGATCATGGTACAAATGCTTTCCGGTGTGAAGAACTGACCGTGCCAATGGTTACTTAGTTCAAGCTGCATGAACATATCGCCCAGGAAATCCCGCCCGGGGTTGTATTCCAGCGCCAGCACAAGCATTGCAAACAGTTCAGGAAACCTCTTCTGCTCCTCCGGCTTGTATTTGCCGATGATGGACATGTATGCTGCTTCCCGGACTTCACGGTGGCGGGTATCCACTGTATTTGAAAGCGATGCCGCGAACATAAACACCATATCAGACCAGACCTGCCATACGGAATGTGCACCAAGGAATGAGTTCAACTGTTTTATGAAATCACGTTCACATTCGTCTCTGTATCGAATGGGCATTATCTTATCTCCCGTAATATGGGCAGAACCCGCCCTCATTCTCCGTAAGCAATATCCGCTTGAACAGCTTTCGCATCTCGCAGGCCTCAACTGCCTCGGTTATTACAGTGGTGCTCCCGTCCCCATTGATTATTAAACATGGGCAATTAAGGGAGCATTCATTTAGCGCATACTGCACCAGCGTTTCCATATCGTTCCCGGTAATCACATGGAACTCGGGGTGCATCTGCGGTGCCGCTTTGAGTTCAAATTGATAGGCATTGACCTTCCGGGCCAGGCCTTCCCGGTGATCTGGATCTGGCTCAGTCTCAAGAAGGGAGCTCTCCAGGTTGTGAATCTGTCCGTACAGGGCCTTTACGCGGCCGTGAATGCCCATCTTTTTCAGGCGGCCTTGCCCTTTGTGTGCCTCGTCGCCGGTTAGACGCTCAATGGCCCCGCATAGGGCAATTGCTGAGATATGGAGCATGGAGAGACCAATACACTCTTCAGAGCGGAAATAACGCTTGTACTCCTTCATGATTTGTCCTCCGTATCCCGAGGATCTGTTCCGAATTCAATAAACGGTCGGCGCGCCTTGGCCTTCCCAGGGATTGGTTCGCTCCCGATCTGGATGTAGCTGTACCCGGCTTCCAGGAGCAGCACGGCGAGCTCCCGCTTTTTTTGCTCCTGGAAGGTGGATTTCAGGATGTAGATGCGTTGCTTATCCATGTGAACACCCTCCTTTGCAAAACATCGAGACCTGGGCGTTTCGCTCGGCTGCCAATGGGTTTATCCATAAGCTTTCGATCCTGGTCGCTGCTCTTTCTGCTCTGGTAGACATGGATACCATCTGCCAATCACGGAGCATATCCCTGTACAGATCACAGTCGTAGCCAGATATAAGTACCATGCCCCGGTTCTCGATCAGTGCCTTCAACAGCATTTCGTGCTCATGGTCCGACATTTCGAATCTATACTGGTCGCCATTCAATGAGCGCGTGTCTTTCATGTAAGGAGGGTCGACGTATATCAACGATTCTTCCCCATCAATATTGCGAATCACGTCTAATGCAGGCCGGTTATCGATTTGCGCATGCAAAAGGCGTTGCCCCACTTGTACCACCAGATCAGGAAGCTTAGCCCATATTTTCGGGCAGTCCGGGCCATTGTTAATCTGTTTTCCGGTGCTATGCCGCCAACTATTCTTAACCGCTGTTCGAGCGCCGAATGCCATCCAGCAACGTACTGCAAGCTGGCGAGCGGCTTCCACATCGTCCATGATTTCTTCCCCGAAATCGCTTTTTAAGAATTCCTCTCGGCTCCAAGGAGTTAAGCCGATTGCCCTGGATAATGCTTCGGGATGATCCCGGCATGTCCGAAAGAAGCGGATAATGGAACCATCGATGTCTGAAATGGTCTCTATGCGTGAAGGTTCTTTGTTGAAAAAAACCGCTCCACTACCGAAGAATGGCTCTACATACCCTACATGAGGAGGCATGTTACTGATAATCCAATCTGCCAAACGCCACTTAGCGCCGGGGTATTTGAGAATGGGCTTCATGCCACCACATCCTCCAAAAACGTGATACAGTCGCGCATCCTATGTATCCCTCCGTATTGCTGTTAATCTCATCCTTGGTGCATCAAATGCTACTTTGCACAATCGCTTGGACGGGCCTTGACGGTTTTTCTCAACCATGATCCAAAGGAGCTTAAGCCCCTGTGCGGTCAAACTGGTGAACAATTCCTGGTCCTCTTCGCTCCGCATTTCAGATTCTTCAGGATCATGCAGGATGATGAATACGTTGGCATCCTGCTCAATGGAGCCTGAATCTCTTGCCTCTGCCATAGTTGGCATGCGCCTGATTCGGAGCCCTCCCTTGGTGATCCCGCCTTCTGATTGGCGATTTAACTGGCTAATAGCGATGACTGGAATTTTCAACTCTTGAGAAAGGAGCTTCAATTCCCTCGATATGTCAGATACTTGCTCATAACGGGAGAGTTTCCGGTTATCAGATCGCATTAGCTGGATATAGTCAACCACAATCAAATCAAGTCCCTTATCCTCCAACATCTGGTATGCCGCTCGACGAAGTCTTTCGATGGTGTGACACTCGGTTGAGAAGATGATTGGCATGTTAGCAATTGGCTGATAACATGGCACCATCGCCTGATATTCATCTTGGGAAAGTACACCTGTGGTGATATGGTTTACTGACACGCCCGACTCGCTGGCAAGTACCCGTTCAATGGTTTCTACTTCATCCATCTCCAGAATGGACATCAGGGACCTTTTTCCCTTCCCGGCTGCGTTCAATGCTGTTTGGAGAAGAAGGGCGCTTTTCCCTACGCCAGGGCGTGCCGCGATGACAATAAGTTTTGAGCCATCCAACCGAATGAGTTTGTCAAGTGAGGCGATTCCGGTTGCGATCCGATCTTCTTCCGGAGCTTTGGTAATCTCGCTTATACGGTCAAGCAGTGAAATAAGGGCCATTTCTGTCGTGATCAGTGCTGGTGCATCGGTAGCTTTTATCTCCTTGATTCCAAGAATCGCCTTGTCTCTTAGGTCGTCTGATGTTACAAGGCCGGAATAGGCGTCCACCATTATCTGCTGTGCTGTTGCAATAAGCTTCCGCAGCTTGGCCTTCTCGACCACGATAGTAATATAAGCCTGCACATTGGCTGTAGTAGGGACGAATTGCGAGATTTCCACCAGGTAGGCTGTTCCGCCTACACCTTCAAGAGTGCCCCTACGGGAAAGCTCGCTATCAACCGTAACCAGATCCACTGGGCTATTTGCCTTAAAAAGAGTTTGCATCGCCGAGTATAACTCGCGGTGAGCAGGCGCATAAAAATCTTCGGTTGTAAGTGCGCTTGCCGCCTTCTTGACTGCGATGGCATCCTGCATCATCGATCCAAGTACACTCTTTTCAGCCTCAAGGCTGTGAGGAGGAATAGCCATGGGGATTGTGCCGCCCATTTATATCACTCCTCCCATGTATAGCCTTTTAGAGGATCATCTTCAGGCATTGATGCCGGTAAACAACCGGTCCGCTTGAAGGTGATCTTCTCCGCATTGACCTGTTGAGTGGTTTGGATTCCGCTTTCAAGCCATTTGCGAAGTGTGGTGCACAAATACCTTAATGGGGACTTAGGTTGGCTTCTCGCTGTTTCTGTTATGGCCTTACATGTAAGCTCTTCGCCTGCCCGATCGTATAGCTCTTGCAGGTCATCCAGGGCGATCCCCATGGGCAGATTCCCAAGGTTGTCCATGTAATGGCTGCACACGCTCTGCCACCCCTGGTCAATCTGAACCTTCCCAAATGGTGTGTCCTCATCATCTTCCCCCGCGGGTAAAGAAGAAGATGGAGTATACATATACTTTTCTTTACTTTCCTTTTGGTCTGATAAATCCGCATTTGTCGGGGATAAATGGGTATTTGTCGGGGATAAATTCGACTTTATGGTGCATTTAATAACGCCCGGCGCATCCGCTTCTGAAAGAAGCCAGTAGTCGCCGATCACGTTTTTCACCGGCCTTTCGGCTATAACGACATAGTAGCGCTTCTGAATACCTCTACTCGTCAATACATTCCACCTGTCAAACAGCCCCTCATCAAAGAGACCAATTTGCAAGCAGCGTTTTACCGCCTCTGTGACGGCCCCGGAGCTAACGCCTCCGCCCATTTTTTTGGCTGTGGTGAACGAATCATCGTAGCCCCAACGATAGTAGTATCCTTCAGTACCATATGCCCTCTGACAAAGAAAGAACCAAACGCCGAAACCCACCCAGCCTTGGCTATCAAGCAGCTTGTCTATCTTTGAATCTGAATCGAACATATCCACCGACCACCCAGCGAAATCTATCCGCTTCTTAGGTGGTCTGCCGGCCATGACTGGCAATACCTCCTTTTATGATGGTGGGATGACCGGCCCTGCGTGGCACACAAGACTCTGAGCATTCGCAGGGCCGGCGAGAATCGCGGCATCAGCCCGCCTTGTCATCCTCTGTGAGGCTATGCCCAACCTCACAACTGATGAGGTGAGCGGCAAGGGTAGGAGTATCCAGCCTGCGGTTATACCGCGCCGCGGAGCTCGTTAGGCAATGATCTCGACATTAACCGGGCTTTCGATATCCTTCAGCTGTGTCTTAAGCCAAGCCGCGATATTCTTAACAGCTGCATATTTCCAGGCGCCACCATCGGATTCGAAGAGAGCAGCGTATGTGGCCTTCTCTTCGGCCTTAAAACGGAGCACAAAGGGACTGCCGGGCTGAGGAACTTCGTGGAATGTGCGCTTGGGCACAAGATAAATGGGGTTCTCGATCTTCACATCCTGGGCCTCGGCGACACCGGTCTTTACCGTTACCCGCTGCGAGAAACCATCATCAGCGGTCTGGTTGCTCTGTTCATTCCTCATGTTGCCCACCAACTGCATGGCCAAGGTACGATTGCTGACGGCACCATCCCCGACGATGTCATCATCAAACCGGGTATTCAGCATTATGAGAAGGTCCTCGGCGGCAATGTACTTATCAAAGGAGATGCCGGGAAGATCCACTTCGCAGAAAGCGATGCAGGACCGGATGCGGTCAGGGCCGAATACCGGTGTGAACACTTCCACACGGGTGGGGCTGGTTACGCGGACAATAAAACGGTCGAAAGATGTAGGGCCCTCTTTTGTAAGGGTTGATCCACATGATTCATTTTTTCGGCTGTCTGTAAAGTATTGGTCCACGTCGGTCTTGAGGAAATCCACAAGGCCCTGCAAGGAATAGGCGGAAAAGATATCGGAGAATCTCGGTTGTTTGGGCTGAAAGCGTTCAAGCTTACTGCCGGTTACGATGTACTTCTCGCCATGAATGATCGCCTCTTTGGGATCAATGCCCTTCGTGGCATTTTCGCGGCCGAGTTCCACCAAGTATTGCATGGAATCATGGTCA